GGACACAACCAGGTATCCTGAATTTGTGATCTATGCAAAAGTTTTCGCAATGATAGAACCGCTTCACCAAAATTCTGTCCATACCGGTCAGGATGTGGTTTAGCAGGTTCACCCAGGGTTATAGAAACTGAAGTTTCTTCTCCTTGCAATGCAAAGAATGAAGGTACATAAGATGTTCCTCCATTGTTTACGTTGCCCTGTGGATTAGCAAATTCAAAATCGTCGCCTGCTGTAATGTAACACATAATGTACAAAGCAGAAGGTGTAGAAGGTGCCTCTAGCGTATTGAAAACGCTTACAGAAATTGTACCGTTAGCAGAATTCGGATTGGGTGCCAAAGCACCACCTGGATTCCAATCATCGTTTTGACTTTGATTAATGGTTAACCAAGCCAATGCCTGGTGATATGGAATTTCAATGGTCAATTCATTGGACTCTCCTAAATCAAGGATATGAGTATAAACCTCATTTGTTCCTGGGTTGGATGCACTAATATCTGCAACTGGATCGTAAGCAAATTTCAAACGTCCTTTGTGATATTTAGTACATACCACTTTAAACCTAAACTTCAATGATCCGCGCCAGTGTTTAAAAAGCTGGGAGATATATGAAAGTGGTGTGTGGAATGTACGAAATCCAATACGCACTGCAACAGAATTTGTAATATCCTCATTGAGATTCAGTGAGGGCGTTACACGCGCATTCAACAACTTGGTATTCACCACATCCGTGGTGTTCCACACGACATACCCATAAAGAGACTCTTTCTTCTTAAGATAAGATAGTGAGAGTTCATCTTGATTGAATAAACCAAAAACGGTAGGATCAATGGACAATTCAGTCTTAGGATCCAAGGTTAGTTTTTGATAAGGAACTGAGATTTCAGATGTAGCAAGGTGGGGTGCAGACATGCAGTAGACAGGCTCAACATTATTAATGTTTGGTACATTAGTGAAACCAAACAGAGATGCAATCGAACTGACTGCGCTAGCACCTATTTGTGTGGCTCTAGCGAAAGATCCTATCACTGGAACATTAACTAGATACGAGGCTATATTAGCAACAGCAGATGCGGGTGCTGATACAGGACCATTTCCATACTCGTCACCTTGCAATACAAGCTTAGTTGTTGGACCCATAAGTTCAACATCAGTCATATAAGCAAAGGTACGAATAGTGACACTAGTAGTTGCAGTAGCCAAAGCTATCTGCAATGGAGCAAAAACGTCATAAGACAATTCTCCAAAGTTGGTCACGTCTGTGTTACTTGTTATATCTAACCAATTTTTGTGGTAGAAAAACGGCAATTCCATTTCTCCGCCAGCATTGGTAGCTGGTTCTACATAGATACCAGGCTGTTGCGAGCGCTGGAGAAGTCTACCAGCTACAACTGAACCAATAGGTTTGGTTTTATCAGAAATATACCCTTGAAGAGGTGTATATGAAACTCGTAACAAACCATATTGGAAAGGTGTAGCATTAATCACAAACTTAACATGAAGCTTACCTCGTAGGAAAGCATAATTATTGAGTTTGCGAGAAACAGCTGCATTACTCATAAACAATTGCCAAGGAGCAATGGTTTTAAGAGGACCAATAACATCAGTCGTTGTCCAAGTAGTTGTATCAATAACAACTGGACGTGCCAGAAATTGTGATAGTCCTACTTCAGAAGTACTGTCAACTTCTGCAATAGGATTCACAGATGGAGGCATCATGTACATATCTCCAGCTGTTGCATCATTGAAGGAAACAGTAGTTTCAGAGGGATTAGTATCATCATTAGATTCTTCTCCCTGAAGTGTAATAAGAGACTTGATACTCGTATAATAGGCGCTCTCGTGCCTATTAATGAGGGAAATACTTTCGGTGATTTCCTCAACACTTATTTTGTTTATCTTATTTATACTTTTCTGTAACTATATATACGTTGCAATGAGCTGCCAAGCACATTACAACGGGATGGAACGTTTTCTAATTACCCTCCGACGCCTTCCAAAACCTTTTTACAAGGAGGTCCCAACCAGGAAGGGTGGATTCTGCCACGTAATGACAGAAGGGTTCGCGCTGTAAAATCTCCTTAAAGAAGCGATGGTGTTTCTCAAACACCTCTCTTCCATAGAAGAAATACTCACTGTTCGCGCTGCTGATCACTGCAACCATCTGAGCTTCTGGACTCAGAGTGGATGAAGGGACCCACACTGTGAGTGATTTATGGATAGATTCCTCCTCCAATGGACACAAATGTGCCCCGACTTCTTCATCGTATCTCCATGATCTCTTTAGGAAAGAGCACTCAGAGATGTTGATGAACGGTTTGGTTTCAGCTTCTTTGTCTGCCATAGTGTATTGAACACCAATAGTAGACAAAGTGCGTTGAATGGCTGTGTGATTAAACCAATCACAAGAACGAGACACACCCATGATGTTATCGTCTCCATATGTGAACAGATTGACGTTCTGCTTAAAACTGAAGCAATTCTGTTCTGGGTTAGCAAGCGTGTATGCATAACGCATAAAAATGCTGTTAACCAGTGAGTTGATGATAACTGTCAAA